CTTTTGCCTTGTATGGATTTATATCAATCCACCCACGGATTTCATTCTGTCTTAAGTCTTGTAGTTCCTGTGCTTTCCATTGCATTTTTGCTGCGGAATCTAATCGAGTAGAATCAATTAATTTATTCATAGACTCGATGGCCGCCGTTACTGTGGCCGGATTTTGTCTTACGGCGTTTTTGGATCTGTATTGGATTTCCTGAACGTCCAATTTATCTTTCTTTGCTTTTGATTCTATCTCGAATTGCATGGCATCGTTTAACGCCGAATAGTGAACTCTATTTAGGTCCACATCTAGTTTCTGTCTCATATAATCTGATGATGCTGAATTCAGAATATCTTGCTTTCGCTTATCCAATTCTTTTTTAGCTTCATCTGTAAATCCATCTGCTCCGGCCGGAGCTTTCATTTTTAACTGTTGCATATAATCGTTAAGATCAAGCTGTTCCTTCATCTTAATTTTTTCAGCTTCGAAGTCCTGTTGCTTTCTTTCATTCTCCGCTTGAAACGCAATTACTTTATCCGCATCTCCGGCCAGCGATTGAAGATTTCTCCCCATCCCACCACTAATGTCGGTTCCACTAATAAGAGTAGGGTTTACCACTCCTACTCCGGCCGTTTGTTGGTTGTACTCTTTTATTTGTGGCATAGTCCCCTACCTTTATTTATCCGAGTTTAGAATATTCGGCCATCTTAGTTCCTCCTCCAATAAGAGAAGATGCGGCCTGGAAATAACTAGCTGTTCTTGCGGATTCACCTTGGAACTGAGCTAGCTTGGCCTGGAATTCAGCATTCCTAGCTTCCATTTCACCTTTATATTTTATGTTATAAGCATCCGTGTTTGCGGCACGAATGCTTTCTTCCATAACGTCCAAAGGGGATCCTTCCATTGTTAATCCTGAGGCCCCGTAATTAGCTCTCATATCTCCAACAGTTTTTCTGGCATTTTTTAATAATTGTTGTTCTTCAGCTTGAGCTTGCGTTCTTATCTGAGCGGCCTTAAGTCTCAATACCCCCGCATTGTAAACTCCCGCTTTGTATGCAGCTTGCCCTTCGTAAATTGCTCCTGCCGCAGAAAGAGCTGAAGATGCGGCTTGTGCGATCATTAGTGGCCCCATAATTATCCCCTGTCCTGTGTTACTAATTGAGGCATTATTGCCAAAATTGTTCCTGGATACGGAAGCTCTTGCCTGAAGCAAATCTGATTGTCGAAATCATAAGTGGCTTCAAAAGTATGAGAAGTAATTCCACTAAACAATGGAGTCGCCTTATCTGCTGCATCCGTAGTCTTTTTAAATATAACGTTATTTAATTTTTCAAAACTAGCACCAATTTGTAAACCATTTATGTTAAGAAGATTCATGCCTAGTCTATGTGTCCTTCTAGTTTTACCCATTGAAGTTCCATCAGTAGATCCTGCTTCAGCTCTAAGTAACTGAAGGTCTGAAGCATAACCAAAACCAACGTGAACAATTGCGGCCGGAGAGTCCAAAGTAATCATTCCACTAGATACTGTTTTTCCAGAAACGGCCACGCCATCTGCTACTACCATTACTTCCTGTCCTTCTAAATGCGATAGTCCAGAAACAGTAGTTACTAATTTCCTTGCATATCCTGGATTAGTTCCATCATACGCGTAGGCCGTGTAGTCTGAAGAATTTATGGAATTCCCCTCCAAATCTGTTATCTCGAAAGTATCTGTAGTTTTGTTGGCCACTAGATATACTGTATTATTTAATTCCTCTGTCCCTGGTATGTTATCCAATCTAACTCGGTCCCCGTTGGAATACCCGTGTGCTACAATACCGATAGTCGTTGTTGCCCCCAGAACCACCCCCGTTGTTCCTTCTACGTTTAGTGGATTATCATAAGTTAATCCGCAGTCTACAAAGAAAGCGTTTTTAAAATCATCCTCGTATGTGTGGTATGAAGTCATATATTCAATGTTAACTACCCAAGTAGTCCCATTCCAACGCTCAACGGCCAGCCACAATTCATCAGATAATCCATCTGCTGAAGGAATAACGGCCACACTTTTAACTTTGGCCTGGCCCTTGGCCTTATCCCCGTACCCACCTAAAACGTGTCGGTGCCATCCTACTTTGATTGTTTCGAATTCTCTTTCATACGCGAATCCAATTAAAGCTCCGTCCTCTCTTGCGGCCCAAATAATTTGTTGAGGATCTTTTTGGAGAGCTATCTGAGTTAATCCCTCTCCAGTTATGTGTTCAGATAATAGAGTTAAATCCGCAGAACGGAATCCATCTACATCGTAATAATATCTAAAGTCTCTTACTTTCTTTCCAGTCTTTTGAATGAATAAACTCGAACGTCCAACTTGAACGGCTTGTACTCCGATCGCTCCATAAGACGATCCTTTTTTAGCAACAACATTGGTCGCTGATAAAGCTTCTAAGCTAGATGCTGGCCGTATGGTCCACTCACTAGATGAAGTTCCTACTAACAATCCTTTCTCATCTGAAGTGATCCATTTAACTACGTTTACATCAGAAGAATTCAGCGTAAAGCTTAAAGCATGGGCCGAAGTTACTGTTCCATCTGTAGCGGAAGGTTGGAAATTAGTATAATCTCCAGTTACACTTCCATCTACTCTCTGAGGAAATTTTGTATTTCCACTTAGAAATAATCTGTCTTCGTGAAATGTTGCTGTTCCTGGATAACCATTTACTCCGCACCAAAGTCCTAGTCTCCAAATTGTAACGGCCGTAGTTCCGCCGAATGCGTTTACTACTCTAGCAGTAACTACTGTTGAAGAAGTTACTCCAGTTACAATTGCATATCCCCATGTAGAGGAATGCTTTATTCTGATACATCGGCCAATCTCATTCGCACCACTCGAAGTAGTATCAAACGTGGCCACGGATGCTGTTATATTTATATTCCCTGTAGTAGCACTTGGAGTTAGTGTGGTGGCCCCTACGTTTTGGGCCATGTATGGCCCGTCCGAATCTGGAAAATCAGTTAGTGTCCAACTTGTATGTGCAGTTCTAGTTAACATTTTTGGTTTGTATCGTGGATGAAAAATATAAAGTACATCCGCACTCTGAACGAATTGAAGATCCATTACATCATCAAAATAATAATCTGATGCTACTTCGTAAGGAACTCCAGGAGAAGTTTCTACTGGTCCGTTGTTCCTAAAGAATCTAATATATTGATCCCCAAACTCCAACATATATGCCTGGACGTTTGAGAATTGGAATGCTTGTAATCTTACAGTTCTAAAAGCACCGCTGTTTTTACCATTGGCCACATAATAAGTTCCAGGGCGTCTTGTGACTGGCCCCTGAACTAATGGAATGTAATTAAAACATTTTGCAAGTCCCGTTGGGTATAGATCTGAATCTATTCTTGCGAGAGTCAGTGGACTGAATTCTCCACCGATAAAATTATTTTGGATAGGAGAGGCTTTCATCTAAATAGCTCCTTAGTGCCAATAAGATGAGGTTAATTCCTAATAGTTAACCATTCATCCTCTGGCGGCTGCATTGGTGGCCTTTCAAAAGCGTTGGCCCTTTTTGCTTTAATCATTGCATTTTTATAATCTTCTCTAATTGATTCTTTTTTGCTGTTTGATTGAGTTAATGTTTCACATAACTCTAAGGCAATCATACAAGCAAGCATCTCTACAAATAATGGGTCCATCAAACCCACATCGGTAATTCTAGCAGTATATCTAATATTAAGAGGGCCACTTTCATCTGTTGCGATTTTGCGGCCCTCGATAATCCTATCTTCCGAATTTAGGTTAACATCACTCTCTATTAATTTTAAAAAATCGGACGGAAGAGTGAAGTAGTTGGCCTTGCCGAAAGAAGGCTTTACTGAATCTGCTGCTAGTTGTGCCCGTTTAGTGGCGAAGCTCCACGGATGAGAACGCAATTCCGCATCTCTCAAAATTTCAAAAACGCCGCTGCAAGCACGGCCTTCGTGTGAATCTTCGGATAGACTCGTTATTCTTGATGCCCCTAATTTATCCATTGCTCTATTGGCGATTAATGTTTCAGAGGCCATTCATAACTCCTATTGAGGGATACCAACTAGGTATGCGTAAACTGCTGTAGCTGTCGTAACGACTGCTCTGATTTGACCTTGTGGAAGTTCAATTGCAGTTCCATTGTTTGCCGATAAAGTAGAACTTGGAACATCAATCCAAGTGCCATTTGGCGTTTGGAATTGAAGCTTAATGTTTCCACCACCCCAAGTTGCTTCGGCCATAAGATAATATCTTCCGCCTTTGCATTCCTTAGCTGCTTGGTTTCCTGCACCCGCGTTTTCACAAAGATCAATACGTCCATTGTTAATTGACATAAATCACTCCAATTAGGCCGGTGGCCAGTTATACTTTAAAATGTGGTTTTCTAATTTTTCTAAAGCCAAAAGAACATCTTCTCTAGTTAAGTTTTTAGCTAGATCGATTTTAAGTTCAATGTCTTTAGTCGGTGAAGAGTTTTGTTCTACAATATCAAACTCATTCTGGCCTCTGTTAATTCCGTAGTATTCTGATGCCATACTGACTCCTAAACTAAAAGAGGGGCCGAAGCCCCTCGGTTATTATTTAACAAATCTACCAATTAACTTAACTGATCCACCCGCAGAGAAAGCTTCAGTAGTCGTTAAAACTACATCGTATTCTTTGCAAGGATCTGATGATAAGCCAAGAGCTTGCCATAACATTTTCTCAGAGTTAGCAAGAGAGAAAACTCCTGATTCGTGAGTAATGTCAGATCCGTTAAGAGCTGCTGTTTTCATATCAATAGCTGAAGCGAAGAAATCCGCGTCTACTACTAAACCACCATTAGAAGTTGTATCGTAAAGACCAACGTCCGCTAAACCTGTTGTCCCCATATCTGGAGAGTAGATTAAAAGCTGAGACATTCTTGCGTTTGATGGGATTGAAAAGAATCTGTATGTAGATCCTAAATCTCCCGTACCACAAGCAACAACTCCAATTGCTTCTCGTAATTCGCCTTTGTATGCTGGCCCCATTTTTACTTGTGGAGTAGCATCTCTATTTGTTATCGCTGCCGATAATATATTTTCTGTAGCCATTGTTTCCTCCTGGAAATATTAATTAATAATTTAAAACTCTAAAAACAGTAAAAGGCCAACCGAAGTTGGCCATTAATTAAGCGATTGAACAAGCGATTTGAACTACTTTATTTTCATCCAATCTTGTCGCTCCCGCAGTCATAGTAACGTATGCTTGCCAAGGTAAACCTTGTAAGTCTTTTCTTTGAGAAATATCAGTTTTGATATCTTCCCAAATACCTAAGTGTAGGCCTGACTTACAGTAAAGTGGTAAACCAACAACGTTAGACGCGATAACGTTCGCTTGAGATAATTCTGTGTGGATAAAATTGATCCCTAAGAATCTATCGATTTTACCTTCTTTTAATACAAGAGCGTCCCCGCCATTGAATTCGCTAGAAATGATTTGCACTTCAGCTAAAAGGTTATCGTGTTGGTCAGCACCAACTGGAAGGAAAAGAGGATCCATATCAAGATCTACGTTTGCCTTCATTAAAATTTTCTTAGCAGCTCTTAACTTAGCAACAGTTAAACCAACGTTTGCCGAAGCACCAAAGTTAACTGCGATTTTTTGAGCAGCAGGAAGTGTAACGGAAGTTCCACCTTGTTCACCTGTTTTAGAAGTACCAACTGCCGCAGCTAAAATTAGCTTGTCGTACTTTCTTCCCGCAGCATATACCGCGTTTTCTACATACTTCGAATTAGGATCAGTTAATAATCTTAATTTATCGAAGCTATCAATTAATTGTGGAAGATCGAAATCGCCAGGGAATACCCAACGTCTATCTACTGGAGCGTCTACACGGCCCATAGGAGCGAAGCGATTAACCACTTCTTGCATTTCAATTGATCCAACTTGGTCAACTGGAGATGCTTGTTTACCTACATAAGTATCAGATGTAACTGTACCTTTTAGGCGTGAACCTTTTTGTTGAAGTAAAAGTTCAATGTTAGTCGCGAATTGCATTACATAATGTGATGGTAAATTTAATGACATAAAGTCCTCCTGAAAATAATTAAAAGTTTTTAGTTAGTTTCGATTAGACTTGTCCGAGTGGTCGGGGCCATATCTTGCCTGGAATCGTCAAGGCCATGACGGGAAGTCTCTCCTTCCTGTCCACCGGCCAAAGCTTAAACTGAGTTTAATTTTTGGTTCCCGATATTTTTTATATTATTTATTGACTTTTGATTTGTGTCAATATCGGGCATTAAAAAAGCTGCAGGCCTTTTCGTTTATCGAAAAAATACTCGAGACTCAAAAAAGAAAGGCCACTTCATGTGGCCTTCCAGTTTAGATCTCCGTTAATTTAGGATCCTGTGGAGAAATATTTGGGTGCGGGAAAAGGAATCGAACCTTTGACTTTTGCCTGTTGAAAGCAACACTCTACCAACTGAGTTATCCCGCTAAAAAATTAATAACTCTCTTCTCCAGGATAAGCGTATTTGTGAAGTGTTTCAAGTTCTGCTTTAGCAGCTCTGTCCCCTGAAGTATATCTTCTAACAAAATCTGAATCGGCTCTTAATCTAGCGATTTCTGTTTTAGCTCCCTCTGGAGTAAATTTTCTAGCTCCAGATCCTTGGCCTTCTACAAAAGTATGATTTCCAATTTTAGTTCCAATATCATGGAAAAATTTCATAACTCCATCATACCCAAGTGCTGCTTCGAGAGCATCAATCTTGGCCGCATCCAATCCGAATGCGTTTACTGCATTCTTCGCGATCTGGGTATTCTGTTCAAGTGCAGCTCCCCATTCTTTCTTAAGAGCTTTAACCTGATTATCCATATTAACTTGGTTTTCACCATTTACTTTTTCTAACTGAGCTTTGAAGAAGTCCCCGTATTTACCCATCAGAGCTTCACCTTGAGCTTTAGTAATACCTAACTCATGGAATGCACTTCTAATAAATCCATCGAATTCAGGAACGGCCGCATTTTCATCCAACTTAAAATTATATTCTTTTGGATCCATTGGCCTTCCCAGGCGATTATAGATGGCGTCCCATGCAGCTTTATCTTCGGCCTTTTCAGGTAAAGTTAAAAGTCTGTCTTTCGGTGCCCCCATTAATTTTTCAAGATTCTTGTATGAATCTAAAACTGCTGAAGGATCTTTAAATCCTTTGTTAGAAACATAACCTTTCATTTCGTCTGATAATGTACTCGTCCAGTCAGTTCCAGAAGTCCCCGATCCAGGATTAGGTCCTGGAGGAGTTGCACCACCAGAAGCACCGCCAGAAGCACCACCAGAAGCTCCGCCTCCTGCTCCTCCATCTCCGCCTCCTGCTTCGTTCATTAAAACATAAAATCCATTAAATAATTTCATTCTTTACCTCGTCCGATTAAATCCCATAATTCATCTTCTGATAAATTTAGGTGTTGTTGAATTCTTAAAAATACTTCTCTCCGCCCTTCTAATACCGCATGAACTCTATCGTCCGTATGGAATGTAGATTTGTTAGCCCGACAAAATTTTGCCAGGTCAGCTAACACTTCTTTCGTATAAAGGTTTTCTGGATTGAAGACTTGATGGTAAGCAAATTTTCGCCCTCTAAGGAACGACTTGGCTTTTTCGATCATATCATTTTTTATAGTCATAATTTATTTTCACTATTTGATTGTTGGTTGTCAAATAGACTGGCCAGGAATCCTGGCCAATCGTTTTTTACTTAACTTGTTGGGATTTTGTGGCCGCATTCATCATTGCCGCTGCTCCAGGTGCAGCTTCAACTTCCGCTTGCTGTTGATTTGCCGCTGCTCTTTGTTCCCTCATTGCTGCTATTTCATCTGGATCTCGTTTCCACCTTTCTGGCATTCCATTAATTTCCGCTATCTCAGGGATAATAACATCCATGTTGAAAGGATCTAATATCGATGGATCTTGAGTAACGTTCATTATGTTCATTGCAGTTTCGATCGCTCTCATAGCTCCGGCCGCTTCTTCAGCTTTGGCCGCTCTACTAAGAGGAGAATCGTAAATAATCTCATAATGTCCACCGGCCCGTTTTAGTGACTGAGGCATTGGTGGCAATAATCCTTGTCTACTTAGAAGATCAACTTCGATTTCAATTAACTGCCCTAAATATTCTGACTGCTGTCTTCCTAAAGTTGGGGCCATTAAGATCCCTTTCTCTTTAGTTCGTTCTAAAACTTCGGTAGCTGTCATTGCAGGAGTTTCAGTTAAGATCTGGAATAATGTAACTAAGAAAGCATCATTGATAACCAATCTTTCATCGTCCATTAATTCTTTTCCAATCATCACGTTTCCAACTGGAAGTGTAGTCGCAAGTGGACGTCCGTTCGCATCCACTCCACCAGGAACAATAGTTCCAGGTTTAAGTGAAAACGCATCGGCCACTCCATCATCGTGAACTAAAATAATTGGATCAACTGCTCTATGACCTTGCTTAAGTACAGTTTTCTTTTGCTCATTTAAAGTTTTTATCGCAGGTAAAACGTCCATAGCAGGAGATCGCCCATAAGTTTCCCCTGTACTTTGCTTATATCTACTGATGGCGTATGGAAATACATCATATCCACCTTCATCTAAAACTACTTTTCCCTCAATGCTGATATAAACAGATTCGAAGGCCTTTCCTTTGTAATCTAATCTAGTAGGATCCATATCCTCTCTAGGTTTAACAACGTGTAGGAAAAAATATTTCGTATCTGGATAATTTTTTAGCTTGGCCTTAATTGAATCTGGAAGTTTTTCTTCTCCAAATTTTTGAGCTGCCTGGCGAGCTGTCATTTGAAAATGCCTGAATGCTGTGTCCACCATACCTTGATGGTTTTCTCTAAAATAAATCTCGCTCAAGTGAACGTTTTTGTATCTTAGTCCACCACCAGGAAGCATATCAACGTACATACATCCAGTACCAAACGCACCTAACGACTCGTAGTTTTGTTGGTTCTGTGAAGCGAAGTTTGCTTTTGGTGAATATCTATATCTGAATAAAGTTTTTACTACTTCATCCAAATACAATTTTGTATCTCTGTCATTAACTAAAGCTTTATCTAGCGAGGCCAACTTGTGCCAAGTAGAATTTCTTGGAGTTATAAGAGAGTCTACAATAGATCCAAAACGGCCAAGTCCAACTGCGGCCGTAGAATCGAAAATCATTTCTGTTTTCTTTTGTCCTTGTGGGCCTAAATCTCCATTCCTCATAAATGTTTTTGAATGTGCAGGAATAATTCTTTCTGCTATTTCTTGCCAATGAGATTCTAAAGTAGATCTATCATTCGCAAGACATTCGTAATCTTTTATGAGAGCTGCGGCCCGATCATCGTTGTAATTCATATCGGCCTCCTATTATAGACTTCCTAATAATGTTTTCTTTGCACTCTTAGTTCCAACTGTATCTGAACTTCCGGCCAATATGTTTGAGGCCCTACCTTTCTTGGCCGCATTTTCTTGTTCAGCTTTTAGGTTTGGATCTTCAGTTTGCGTAACTTCTGTTGCATCAACGGTTCCTACATCCCCGCCTTTCCCCATCAGATTGGCAATTTGAGTATCCATATTATTTGTTCCACCTAAATCTTTTGTTCCAGTCATGCCGTATGTAGATGCTACAACGCCAGTGTTGATTACTGACTCTCCCAGGTTCTTAAAATAGTTTCCGCTGTTTGCTCCAACAACGGATTTGCCTAGATCTACTGCTGTCTTCCCTATTGTCTTTGGTGCATTTTTAGCTGCATCAACTACTCCACCAACTACGCTCTTAACTACTTTACCCATAACTCCTCCTAAATTTTTTTAGTTAATATAATTAAATTATCTCTTACAGAGTGGAGAGTGAATCCGTATGCGAGCATAGCCTTCATCGACTGCGTACTGCCTTCTGCTTTTGGAAAAACTGTTCCACTTAAAAAAGTACAATTATTTTTCTTGGCCAATTCAGTTACCTTGTTGGCCAGAATAGTTCCATAGTTTAGACGTCTGCACTCTGGAGTGACGTAAATCGTTTCGATAAAACATTCTTCTCCTGTAATTGCAAACGTAATAAAACCATCCTTATCTTCGATGGTTTGTTTTCCTTCTCTTTCTTTCAAATACCTTGCGTACAACGATTCCACATTAGCCTCCAAATATATTATAATCCATTCCCTTAGCGATTCTAGTTCCTGTTTTTTGCCCGTTCATTAAATGTTTATCTTTGCGGGCCACTTTAACGGCGAAAGTTAAAGCAAAAGAATCGGCATCGTCTGGAGATGCGAGTCCTCTTGCTCTCATTTCATCTTTCGATTCTAATTTCTTTTTATCTCCGGCCCCGACAAATTTATATCCAGGACCGACCATATCATCTTCCAATTCAGTATCTTTCGGAAGGCATCCAGTTTCAAGCCAATCTTTCATCCTGGCCCAAATTTCTGTTCTTCTATCTGCATACTGTTCGTCGTCTGGAGTAGTTCCGAATCCAACTTCGTGAACTTTATATCCCATCTCGCGAAGTCTATCGATAACTCCAGATCCGTTCCCACCATCAATGCAAACTGCATCTGGACGATACTTATCAATAAGCTCTGCACACTTATTAGCGAGCTTCATATTATCCGCATTCTTCATCTTGATTGGTGGCGGAACAGTCCGGCCGTTTCTTCCTTGTCTGAAACGAATACAAGATTCGTCATTACCAAAACGAGCAGGATCCACTCCCATCATTAAGGCCGCATAATTATCTTCCTGGATCTCACGATCCATTGCTTGTGTAACTAAATCTCTTCCAATAAACTGATCGTCCGATTGACGAGGAAAAGTTCCTTTAACTTCCTTACGAGCTTCGTCCGAATCCTCTCCATACTTATCAATGATGGCATTTAATTTTGTTTTATCTGTTCCCTCAACTGATCGCGAATCTATATTAGATCTTCTCCAGAATCTTCTGTATCTGTGAAAACATTCATAGAAATCTCCAGTATTTCTTCTTGGGTTAGAAAAGCACATCCAGTATCGGTCGAGAATGGGTTCCGTAAAGAATCCTTCTGAAACGGACCAGATAGGGGAAGGAATACCACTTGCTTCGTCAAATAATAGGAATACCCCGTTAAAATTGTGTATCCCTGCAAACGCATCTGGATTTTCTTCCGACCATAATTGAGCTTGTGCATAGTAATACCCCGTATCGATCTTTAATTGTTTTTGTAACAATTCCTCGAACCAAGGTGCGGGCTTCAAAGATAAAGCTGTCTTCTCAAACCAATGGGAATTAATGGCCAGCGTGTGCCACTTACCAAGCTCGGCCCAAGTTCTTGTCTTCAACTGCACTTCAGTATTCGCAGTAACAACAACTGAAGCTCCAAGACGAGTTGTTAACATCCACAAAATTAACCATGCAGTTAACGATGATTTTCCAATCCCTCTTCCTGAAGCCGTGGCCGATTGGTACATGACGGGTTCAAGTCCCATCTCCATTCTTTCTTTCTGTTCTTTTATATGACTAGCGATTGCTTTTAATTCTTTTACTTGCCATTCTCTTGGGCCGCTGAATCTTTCAAGCGGAGTCCCTTTCTTTCCCCATGGAAAACAAAACATAACAAATAAATATGGATCATCGGCCAGGGAAGGATCCCATAACTCGGCCATTAACTTCTGCTCATCTGATGCTGAGTATGGGAGGGAACTCTTGTTGAACTTTGTACTTTGGATACTCATAACCTTTTCCTGTCAATTAAAAAACTAATTTTAGTTTAAGTGTCTTGTTAATTTGTGTCAAAGATCCCTTTTATGTTTGGTACCAAAATAGCATTATTATACGATGAAAACCTTTTTCAACTTATGAAAAAAATTTTATTGGGGAGGCCTTTTAAGCCTGACGTCTGGCCACAATTTTCAAAATTAGATCTCGTTTGAGTAATCATGCAGTAACTTTGAGCTGGCCCTGAAAATCTGGGGTGGCCCCTGGTAGTGGCCGGGTCTTTTACAATTAAGCTTTTTTCAATCGTAGATTGATTCGACTGTAATTTTTTCGGCCTCAATATCACTTGATCTTTTTATCGTTCTGGCCTTGGCCTCTGCTAATGTGGCCCCAATGTCTATCGTTGCATTCATATTGACTTCGATCTTATCGCCGTAAACTGTTGCTTTACGTTTGGAGAGTAGCCACTTAATATTATCTGATTTAACCTTGGCCTTATTGTGGTCTGATTCCTCATTCGTTATAGTCAACAATTGATCGGCCAATGCATCGTATCCATCTTCTCGTGCGTCATTAAATTTAGTTTTAAATGAAAGGTTATTATTTAAATACGATCGCATATTTTCGTTTGAGATGTTTAACTCTTTGCATATAGCATTTAAACTCATTCCAGAAGTGGCCAGCTCGATGACTTCAATCTCCAATTGCTTATTTAATTCGGTTATTCTAGGCCGTTCAATAACTTCGGCCTCTTTTCCTGAATTATCTCCAACAATTAAAAATTTATCTTTCATTTTCTTCCTCATTCAATTTTTAAGCTATCTAATGGCCAGAATTAAAGCTTTTAACGTCCTGGCCTTAACCAGATCATACACTAACACTAAATTTTTATCTACGGCCATTTTCCGAGCTTTTTTAACCAATGTGAAAAACTCCAAAAAATATCATCCAGTTTTACCAATCGATACGGCCGTAAAATCTTTACATACTATTTTTATGGCATCCCTATTTATTTTAACTAATATTTATTTACTGTCCTAAGTGTCCTAAGACGCAAAAATCACTTAGGACACTAAAAAATTTTTCGATTTTATTCTTTAATTTCAATTATTTATATTATATATTTTTATTTAAATATTATTAAAATAATATAAATATAAGTATATAATATTATTATGTTTGTCCTAATTGACCTAATTGTCCTATGTTTCGTAAAAGTTGCTATAAAAAAGTATACATATTATATATGTATATACATATTATATATGTGTATATGTATACTTTTTTATATAAGAATTTCAGATTTATTAGGACACTTAGGCCACTTTCGACTTTATCAATTAAATCAATGGTTTATATGGCAAAAAATGGTGTCCTAAGTGTTTTTTCACTTAGGACAGTTAGGACACTTCAACTAAAAATGTCAAAATTTTCCGTTTTTCTGGTCAATTCTTCGATTATTTTTTCTTTTTGTGCTTTTAAAATTTTTGAGTTTCTATATTTAAAAACTTTTAAATTTCTTTCTTCTTTTTCTATTTTTGCCACTACGTCGGCCAATTCTGGGACAACAATTCCTTTGTGTAATGTGATCAATTCTCGTTTTCTAAGCCATAACTCGTCAATCAACTTGGTTTTTGCATCTAATTTTTTGTTGAATTCATCAATATTCATAATATTTTTACTCCCTTTTTGTTTTATATCCTTATATGTATCAAATTTAAGCTTGAAAATAATAATTGTAAAAATTACATTATATATTGTTTAAATACTATTTTAATGCTATCTTTATTTCAAGAGAGGCCACAATAACGGGGCCAATAACAACAAAAGGAAAATTTATGAAATCATTATTAATCGCATCTTTAATCGCTTTAACTTCTCTAAATGCTTTTTCAGCTTGTGAATTGACATTAAAGCAAAAATCACCAACGGCAAAAAATGCGAAGCTTGATGGAGTTTCTTTTTCAGCTAAACAAATTGAGGCATTAAAAACTATTTGTAATGTAAAAACTGAAATGATGAGCATTGAAGAACAAGTAACAGATTTTAAGAAAGGATTAGAAAAGAGAATTGAAAGAGCTGAGAAGAAAGCATCTAAAGCAGAATAACAGGCCGAAACGCTCCAAATTGGAGCGTCTACACTTTAAGAGTGTACTGATGAGGCCAGAACAAAAAGAGTTAAAAATAATCAAAATAAAAAGGGAGTGAAATTTTATGAAAGTAATAATCAAGAAAAAGTCAGTTTACGGAAATGTGCTTTTTATCCAGTTTGCGAAAATGCCCAGAAGTTTTGCAAATTAACAAATAAAAAGACATTGGATCACAGAGATATTGAACTAATCCGATCGCTTGGTTTTGAAGTGTCTTTAGAGCAAGAAACAATTTAGGAGTGAATTTTATGACTTTAAAAGAATTAAAAGCAAAAAAGAAAATAAGAGTAAAAAGAATTTACATTGGTACTAACGAAAAACAACAGGCCGAATTGATCGGGGAGATCGAATTTAGATCTAAAGATTATATTTTCAGACACGGCCAGCATGAAAGTTACGGATACATTATGGCCAACAACTTAAGAGAATACGGCTTTGAAATTGAGGCCCTTGGCGGAGTGATCCAATACCATATTATTTAGGAGTGAAAATGAATTCAAGAAACATAGATTTTGGAAGTATGAAGCACATCAATTTAAAAATTAAATCCAAAATTCAATATAATGTTGGAGATATTATAGTATCAATTGAGGGGAATAATTTTGGGGATCAAATTTTACATTTTAGACGATACTCGGAATTATCTCCTAAATTAATGGATGGTAAAGAATTTAAGGTAACAGGATTTGAATTAATAGAATCAATAATGAATTGCGAAGGCCAGCATTGGGATCTAAAACAAATGAAAGGCCACATGACTAAAAGACTTAAAAGAACAGTAACCGAGATTTTAGAGAACAAAATAGAATCAATCGGAAATTTATCAATAATTTTAAAAGAGGAGTAAAAAACAATGGATGCACAAACAAAACGAGATAAAATAAATTTAATCACAGATCGAAAAATTTATTTCCAAGATCCAAGCATCAAACGGGCCTTTGAAAGCGAATATAATGCCAAGGCCATTGATTTTTTGATTGAAACTGAAACAAAATGCGAGATCCGATTAATAGGACTCGCATTCCCAAATTGGCAAAACGAAAAGCAAGTAAATAAATACGAAGTCACTTTAAGGAATAAAAGATCAAATTACACTTTTGATTTTTACAGCTCAATAAAGGACACAGAAAACAAAAGGTCTTTAACATTAGACTTTTATTCTGTTTTAGCTTGTCTTAGTTCTTACTATCCAGAATCTTTTGACGAATTCTTGGCCGATTTTGGTTATGAAATAAAAAGCGAAAGGGATTATCTAAGAATTAAAAAGATCCACTTAGACTGTATTGACGAAATGCGGGCCTTAAAAAGATTATTTACAGATGAGCAATTGGAAAAACTATCGGAGATAAATTAAATGAACAGTCAAGATTTACAAAATACTCAAAATAATATTGAGCAGATAATTATCAATGAAATTTTAGAGCCAATGAAAGATTGGTCAAAAATCAATAAATATTTGTTCATATTAAAAGACATTGATAGTAAGAGAAGAAAGGCCTGGAATAATGAAAAATTTGGGCCTTACGAAAAAATAGCAGATCAAGTGGCCAGCGAGTTAAACCTTCCTGTAGATTTTACTGCGGATGACATACCATTTTAGGGGATGAATAAAAATGAAAGAATCACACTATGAAATTATAAAGCTATTAGTTCAAAGGGAATTGGACGAAATTAAAAACGATGTAGAAGAATCGGACGAAAACTATACCAAAAATTTAGAAGAAATTTTA